TAAGTTCTGTAATAACATCATAATGTGTATTTTTTAAACCATACTTTATTTTATTTGGCATATCATATCTCCTTCTTAAATTTCATAAATTACTTCATACATTTTTTCTGATTCAATCCAAACTTCGGATTTCTCATAGTAAATATCATACTCATCAAACAGATCTTCAATAAGTTTTTCTGTTACTGGGTCTTTAATATCTGAATATAACTCAACATTATAATTATCAGCCTTACTATAAACCCTATCATCAGCTCCGAAGTTATCACTGTCTGTAAACAAGTAAACTATATAAGGTAGTTTCGGAGGCTTATTCCAATGATGATAAACTACAGGCAATTCTATCGTCTCTAGAAATTCTTTTAAATTCATCATAAGTTAAACGCCTCCTCTACCTTCTTTCTAAATTTATCAATGAACTCTCTTTCAACTGGAGCTATATGAGGTATAGACTTTGCCCTTCCGCCACCTCGTAATGCATGACCATTTTCCAATAAGTGAGTTAACCTATACTGCTTAGAATATACCTTATAACTACAATAACCCATTTTCTTAAACGTCCATGACTTTCTATATTTGCCAGATTGCTTTGGAGAAGTAGCTTTTAATTCTTTTACTATATCTTCAGAGGTTTCCTCAGCAGCAGCGTCAACAACATCAGATGCATATGAACAGGCTCCTGCTATTTGCCTTACTATTTCTGAGCCTAAATCATGGTAGTTTATTTTAACTGCCATTTATACCACGCTCCAATATTTTGAGCTTGATCCAAGTATCTTCATATTTAACATTGTCAATATTTTTAATATCATAGGTCTTATTATTAAATATGATCCTGTACTCAAGAGTATTTATAAGTTTCAAATCTTCGCAATTTCTCAAAGTAAGTTCAACTGTATTTTCTTGATGTTGACAAGCTGCAGCATAATACTCAGTTCCCCAAAGTCCATTAGCTTCTATCCAAAAATACTTCCAAGTTACCCATATTTCTATTTCATTACCCACAGAGTCTGTACCTGTTCCGGTTTGCTTTTGAATTTCAATTTTATGATTTTGTACTTTGCCGACATCTTTCATTGCATCTTGCTTAGATTTAAGCATTTAAATCACCTCTTCAGGATGAGCGGCTTGGTATTCTTTTACTTCTTCGGAATACTGAAGCCTCATAATTCTACTGCCGAAATTTTCCTCAAAGTATTCAATTGCATTGTTATAGTCATAACGACAATATTCAAGCAATAAAGTCTTAGGTTCTCCTGGAGTATCAAAATTTAAAATTGTTTTTGTCAAACCATTAATATACGCCTGGCCGCTTGCGATACTTTCACTTAGGTTTGTATCTTCATCATCCCAAGTAATTTTTAACTTTGCTTTTAAAGCATCTAATAACAACATTTATCCACCTACTTTTTCAGTAGAATTTCAATCATTTCTTTTTTAGTCATTTCCATGTTTAATTCAATGCTTTTTTCTTTTGCAAATTCAACCAACTCTTTTTTAGTCATGATATCAAAATTGATTTCTTTAACTTCTTCTTTTGGTGGTTCCAGTTCCTTAGGTTGTCCAACTGGATTAACGTCTGCAGTTTGTAACTGATTATCGACCAGTTCCTCTGGAGGATCCACTGGAATTTCTTCTTTAATTTCCTCTACAAAAATACCACGAGGTCCAGCGGTTAATTCGCTGAACCTCTCTTCAGTAACTTCAAACTCAGTTCCTTTTGGTATAGATTTCATAGAGTACTTGTCTATAAAAGACCTAGTCGCTCTAATTTTCATCTATTACACCACCTCTTGAGTTTGTACTATGCCATTAACTGATACTGTTTGTATAGTTGGAACTAAACCACTAATATCAGCATAAACAAATGCGGTATTATCTAAAGGCTCACCATGTCCATAAAGCTTGACAAGGTAAGTTCTTTCGTCCTCTAAGAATTTATATTCATCAGAGAATTCAATTTTTCCACTTTTTGCAGTACCTATACCCATGAAGTATCTTTTAGCAAGTCCAAATATTGCTTTACCAGCTGGAACTTGAACAGACTGTATAGCTTTTGTAGGAAATGGGAAAACATCATTTCTATAAGTGCCATCTGCAGTTCTTACAGTTGTAGCTGGCATTACTTTTGTTAAGTAATCTGTTGGGTTTACAATCATCACTACTTCAGTAACAACTCTTGCTTGCCCCTTAGCATCAACTGCCATTCCACTAATTAATGTTCCATAAGAAATAGGATCTAAGCTTACTACAGCAACAGTTGCTTTTAATGGATATACTCCGTCTGTTACAACAACACCAGTACCAACCTGTCTATTCATACCTATAGGCATATCTTTTCCAGTTCCATTTACGATAGCTTCCTCTAATCCAAATGCTAAAGCTTCAGCTAAAATTGATCTAACGTATCTATCCATCCAAACAGGACCTAAGTCTAACATGGATTTAGCAACTGGCAAGAAAGCTGACAGTTTGTTCAATGTCATGTTTACTTTCTTAAATCCTGAAGTCAGTTCTTTAGTAATTGTGGCTGTTAATGGTCCCCAAACTGCAAGTTGTTTGCCGTTTGTATTAACCAAAAACTCAATCAATCCGCTAGTGTTTTGGAAGTTTATTAAATTTAATAATGGATGATCTGCAATTAAATCTTCAAATACCGCATCAACTGTTGTAATCGGCAATACAACAGTTAAATCAGTTAATGCTTGTTGTGGATTAGAAGACCTCATTGCCTCAATTACCTTTTCATAGTAATCCTTTTCAACTGAAGTAAGTTGTCTAACACCTCTACCATTTAAGATGTTAGCATCAGCTGACTGAACAATGCCTTTAAATTCGTCCATAACTGCTTCCTGGTTAAGCTCTGAAAGTTCATTCCAAGCATTAGCCATTGCTTCCATGTTATCATCTTTCTGTGCTTGTACTATTTTGTTTAGAATTTCCGTCTTTTTTTGTTGCAATAAATCTTTGTTTTTCATTGCAAAATGTTGTAAATTTAATTTTAAAATTCTGTTTTTCATATTATTATTTCCTCTCTTATTTTATTATTTGATTTAAAAATCTATCGAATTTACTTTCTTTTGGAGTTTCAAGTGCTGGCGTTGGTTCTGGTTCCGGAACCGGTTCAGGATCTTTTAGAGATTCCTTATGTGCATTTTGAAACTTCAATATCATCTCTGATAAATGTTTCTTAACACTTTGATTAGCATTTTTGTTTGTATTGTCATTTACTATCGAAGTGGCAAATCCCATTTCAAGAGCATCAGATGGCGCAATCCATGTTTCATTGTCGAGCATTCCTTTCAGCTCATCCTCGGTAATATTAACGCAATTCATGTAAGCATTTATGGATGCTTGTGTTATAATGTCTAAATCCTCAGCTTGCTTTCTTAATTGATTTGCATTGCCAGCTGTATACATCCATACATTATGTATCATCAATAATGACGAATTAGCCATTATTCTTTCATCGCCTGCCATAAATATGACACTTGCAGCTGAACATGCGAAACCATCATCATATGTTTTAATTTTAGCCTTATGTCTTTTTAATTGATTGTAAATAGCTAGTCCTTCAGCTACTTCTCCGCCATATGAATTAATATAAACATTGATAACATCAACATCTAATCCTTCTATTTCTTTTGCTAACGTGTAACTAGAAATATCACTTTCTAACCATTCCCAAGATGTTATATCTCCGTAAATGTCAATTGAAGCTTCATTATTTTCAGTTGCTAACGAATAATATTTATTCATCTATCCTCACCTCCCTCATTTTATTTAGATTTGGTCTGTCCGTTTTGATCACCTCCTTCATTTAATGCTGAAAGTAAATCCTCTACACTAGAATAATTTTTAGTTATCCAATGTTGCCATGCCCACGGTTCATCTATTATAGGTTCTCCTACAAGTTTTCTAATATCGTTGATGCAGAATGCACCGCTGGCAATCAACTTATCTATTGCTGTTGAAACACTTAATAAATCTATGTGTTTAATAGCCTTAGTGTCAATTTCTAAATAAGTTCCTTGACTAAATCCAGCAAATCCAGAACGCTTACGATTAATTTCTTCCTGTAGCATGTCTGTTAGAGGATCTACTGTAAAGGTCAACAAATTATTAATAATTGTATCTCCGACATTAGCCAAGTCACCTTTTAATAATACTGGTGCAATTCCAAAACCCCTGGCAGTAAAATCATAAATGTCGTCAATCATTGCCTTTATGTCTCTTGTACTTTCAGTTGAATAAGTTTTATGCTCAAGTTCTTTCCAGTCTTGGCCACGCCCTAATGGCAGTGCAGCATTATCACCTGATAGCCATTTGCTGATTTTTTCATTTATTAGTGAGTCAAAAGCTTTTCTTTCATCAGTACCAGTAACCGGTAATGTTTCATACTTAAAAATTCCCTTGGTACCTCTTGACTTTTGATATGCAGTCATTGTATAAGCTATTAATTTTGAATAACTTTCATAAAGGCCGTTTATAACTTTTCTCATATCCATTTCGGATAACTGAAAATACAAAACATCTGATTGTGCATACGTCTTATTAAAAGTAAAATCTTTTACTGTTACCTGCGAAAACACATCATCAAATAAAGCATATGGAGTTTTAACGAAGCTATCTGCAACTAGTAATTGTCCATTTTGCTCGATAACCAGGCATTCATTATGCCTGTATAAATGTGCAATTAATTTATGCAGAAAAGCACTAGAATTTTGATTCCTATTTGGTTCCACATTCCAGAGGTAATACTCTTGTTTTTTTACTTCTATTCCTTGTGAATATGTCTTAAATTCACATTTGCTAATAGCATTTGCTATTAAATTAGTAGCAGACCAAAAGGCCATTTCTCTTACATAAATTTCTGATGAATACTGTTCAATTGCAATATTTAAATCATCACCACTTAAAGGTACTGGACCGCCAAACCATTTACTTAGCCAACTAATCAATCCCAATTTATCACCTCCTCACTATGTAATAACAGGTAAGTCGTTATACTCACTTCCTCCTGTATCTAATAAATGTTCTATAACTGCTGCATGAACACACGCCATAAACGGATCTGTTTTTCTACTTTTAGCTTCAATTTTGCCATACACATAATTACCTTTGTCTTCGCCTTGCTTTTTACCAACTGCAATTAATTTAGTGTTATTCGTAGCCCACCTTAAAAGAGGTTCATCGCCCCATACAAAATTATGATTTACAAATATACTTTCAATAACTGGTTGTATTTTCATTATGTCGGATGGTCTAACTTTGTATAAATTTTTATGGTCTTTATCAATTCCAATTTCCTTTAATGCTTTTGCAATTAATGCATATCTAAAATCATCTACTGCAACTGCTTTAATATCATAATGCATAGTATTTTCTATAATATAATCTGTTAATAAAAAAGGACTAATCTCAACATCGTCAACTAATGTCAACCTGCCTTCGTCAGCCCATTGCCTCCACGGTATTTTTAATCTTTTTAGATCTGCTGATTTCAAACACAACCATGAATGTGAAATGTCGTACCTTAAATCACCATCTCTAAAATGTATATCAACAGATGCAAGGTCCGTAATCTTTGTATAGTCGATTCCTATTACACAACTTCTACCTTTTAGATCTGGTAGAGGTTTGTTAGTAACTTCTATATTTTCCCACTCAGTAACTTTTAAATCTCTATTTCCCTTTGGAAAATTCATTCTCTTAGTAAAAAATTCCTCTTCCAAGGCTGCACTGTATTGCATTTCTCTATAAGCATTGTCCATTTCTAATTGTAATGTCGGAAGATATTTCAATGATGGATTAGCCATATGCCAATTATTTTTGTCTTTAGCTTGTTCCTCATTATGTATTCTGTAAATCAGTGGTAACCAACGCAAGTCTTTTATAATGCCATTTAATATATCATTTGCTATAGAAATTGTGTCATCCAGAACACCACCACGAACATTCCCGTTTGTTGATATAAAAAAAGTTCTGGAATGCTTTCGCTTACCAAAACTTGATGTAAAAACCTTAACATCATCATATGTTTCATATCCATGAACCTCATCAAATATTAGACACCCAGTTCTTTTACTGTCTTTTGTTTTAGCGTTAGAGGTGTTAAATTTAATATATGATTTAGTTATTAAATTTTTAATAAGTTCTTTGGACTTATAGAAAAATTTCTTTGACTTTTTCCATGTTCTTTCTAGCATTTCATATATATCGTCAAAAGATGTTTTCGCTTGGTCCTCTGCATTTGCTACAATATCAACGTTGTATCCCTTGATACCATGATAGTGAGTTGTCAGATACCATGACAAAGGAGAAATAAATCCATTCTTACCATTCCCTCTTCCCATTATTAAAACTATTTTTGAGAATACTACAGTATCACTTGATTTATAATAACAGTGAATACATGCGGTTACTAAAAGCTCCCAATCAAAAAGTTCTATCTCAAAATAGCGCTGCATTAACTCAACAGCTTTATCGATTTTTTCGGTATCTATAAAAACATCTGTATCATTTAATTTGTACTCTATTAAATCGCAGGCTTTAAGTATATCATCCTCTACTACAATAGAACCATCTCTACAACCATCGATATATGAGTCGATATAGGGATGATAATTACATTTCCTCTGGCTCATCAGGATCACCGTCCGATTGAGATGGTTTTATTCCTAGTTCTGATAAAAGTTTAAGCATCTGCGCATTTATTTTCATACGCTGGTCAACGGAATCATTTTTCTTTTTACCTTTTTGTCCACCACCATTATCATATTTAATAGAAACCCCACGCTGCTGAATATCATCTACTAAGAGGCATTTAGTTATCCACATATCCATATAGTCGTTAACTAAATCAGCGTAGTATTTTCCAGTTGTACTATTTCGTTCTAGCTGATCTATAAGGTCAGATTTAATTTCTTGGTACAAATCAGAATTTAAATATTTTTTTGTTTTTGCATTAGCTGCCATACTACCACCCCCCTCATGTGATATTTTTTGAAATTTATCTTTTGTCTAGTACCCTTACCGTTCCCAGCTAATAAATTAAAATGGCTTTTATTTTGACCGGGGGTATATCTTCTTAATATTATACTTAGAAATCATTTCCTCTTTACTTCCAACATCAATAGGGAAGTACATTCCACTATTACACTGTGCGCATTTCTTGCCATCTGACATTCCATTGATATGAATGCCTATATAATTACAATCCAAACATTTTAACACTACATATTTGTCAGACATGCTTACCACCTCTCAACTGTTAAAAAATCTTTCTTATCATGTTTAAGTTTCTCTGGATGTTCTTCATTATGACAAGGATCACAAAGACTTGTTAAATTACTATCAGTAAGTCCAAGCTCTGGATACTGTTTTAAATGTTTCTTATGATGCACACATTTTGCTTTACTAAAGCCTCCACGCTCTTTGCACTTTTGACATTCAAACTGATCTCGATAGAGAATGTCATACCTTTTCTTTTTCCATTCCCTGCTCTTGTAGAACTTGAGTTCATTGCCTTGTTTAATAGCATCTATTAATTCTTTTCTAATACTATCACAACCTTAAGACATAATAAAAGCACCTACTAATGTAAGTGCTTCAGCTTATAAATTTGTTTCATCTATTCTTTCTTCTTTAATCCCTACGTAATCTTTTAATTCTTTATCAAACTTAGTTAAGCCACCGCTATTCCCGGTAATTAAAAATGATAACACCTTTACTTCATCGTCATGTGAAGATTTATAATTAATAACATAATAAGCTTTTAATTTTGTCTTTTCTTTTTTCCCTGTACCTGAGATTCCGCCAACTATTGCTCCAAGTGGTCCTAATACTAATCCACCAACAGCAGCTCTACCAAGTACACTTTTACTCTTTTCAATAATCTCCTCTTCTCTAATTACTCCCGCATTTACGATTTGATTATATTTTAAATGTGATGGTTCTTGTTTAGAGAAACTAGTTTTAATTGTTAATTCATTTTCTTCTAACGTTACTCTAATCAAAGCACCTTTGGGAATAGTATTTAATCCATCTTCCATTATAAAATCTACGTGCCTGTTGTCATTTTTATCTTTGTAATTGAATAATCCCATTTGCTAAAACCTCCCTTTTTTACATTATATCCACAAAGGAAAGATTTAACAATATGTATTTTAAAAATATATCGGCTCCCATGCTTACGCTCCCCTAGCCTTATTGATATATATTACCCTATGCTTACACATCAACCTAATAATATAAAAAGACACCCTTTTATTGAGTGTCTTTTGTTTCGCCGACTAAGATGCAATTCTTGTCCGACATATAATTTGTTTACATATGAATCGATGATAAGATTTTATCACTTATATATTGAGATGTCCATAGCACGGTTATTGCGCGATTATTGCATTACTTAAATAATTCATTCACTACATCGTCGCTAAATAAGTATATCTTTAATACATTTATTAATCTATTTTTATTCCTTGAAATTGTTGAAGTATCAACATTGTAATGCTCTGCAATCTCTTCACTTTTTTTCTTTTCAAAATACTTTAATTTAATAATATCATAGTACTGGTCTTCATGCAATTTTTCTAAAGCTTTGTCAATTACTGAAATTAAATTTTTTGTAATTATTATAGAGCCTTCCAACTGAATTACTTTATCATCAATTTTTTCATCTTCATCCTTAACGCTGAAAGAACTGCCACTTGAGAATGATGTTATACTCTTGCTTTTTCCCTTTGTACCATACTGTTTTACTTCTTTAATCTGCTTGCGTTTCTCTTTGATAGCATCTTGGAAGTTGTTGTAATTATAAAGCAATATCTCCGTTTTCTGAAATGCTGATTGTTTATTGTCTTTAATAAACCCTTTCTTTTGAAACTCCAGTACTACTTTTTCAGCAGTTGTTTGTGCTGTCTGCTCGATGATCTTCATGTTGTCATTTGTATTTATATTTACTTTATCTTTCTTTGACATTCTCTCACCTCTGTTATGTAATTTCCATATTCAACTTAGTTACGTCATAACCTTTACTCTGAAGCTCTTTGCATATGTCATTGCAATCTGTAATGATGTTCTGCAGCTCCTGCTCTGCATTTTCATTACCTTTATTGTTTTTAAAAAACCGATTAGCATTTCGTATACGATTTATATTTAAATTAAATTTTTTTAT